TCAATTTTGCATATATTTTGCAAGTGCAGCGGTGGCCTCTGATTCCTGTTTTGCACTGACGTGAGCATACACACCAAGCGTAATAGTCGGATCTGTGTGCCCTACCAGTTTTTGTACTGACGTAACAGGAACACCAGCAATCAATAAATTAGATATAAAACTATGCCTGAACCCGTGAATGGTTATTCTAGGTGTAAGTCCATTGTCATCTTGCAGCTTATGCAGTCGCTTAGACGGTGTATTTAATGACTGATACCCGTTTTTAGTATTAGTGAAAAGCAACTGATTAGGTTGCATCGTATTAATACCTAGCTGTAGGAATGTTTCCTGCTGTATTCTACGCCACCGTTTCAAGTATGCCATCGTTTGACCGTCTACCGGAATGGTGCGCCTTCCAGCGCGTGTCTTTGGTGCCTGAACGATCTGATGGCCTTTGTCACCCTGCGTTAGCGTTTTGTTCACTTTGATACTGTTTTCTTTGAAACTTACATCATTCCACGTCAGCGCTAGTAGTTCACCACGGCGAACCCCTGTAAAGGCTAAAACCCTAAACATGATGAAGACATCGAAGTGGTTCTCTTGGTCGATACAGGCAAAGAAGTGATTCATTTGTTCCTTAGTCCAAAAGTTTTCAGGCTTATCACCAGCCAGATCGTCATGGTGCGGTAAAACAACGGCTTTGGCGGGATTCTTACTCATATACCCTTGTCGGACTGCGTAGTCCATAACCGATGAAACATAGTTATACCAGCGCTTATAGTTAGCAGAGGTGAACTCAAACCACCTCTTAACAGCCTTCTGCACGTCCTTAGTGGTTATAGTAGCGATCCGCTTACCACCAAATGCCGGTAGGATGTGATTATTGAACATACCAGCAGTTCGGGCCCATGTGGACTCTCTTACCGTATTAATGTAGTTTCCATACCACTCCTCATATACATCCCGAAAGAACACGGGCTTTGGTTTTTCATTTTCTAAGTCACCGTTGCTGATTGCTAGCTCAAGTCTAGCTGCTGCAACAGTGGCTTCTTTTTTTGTCTTAAACCCTCGCCGCACCTTGTACTTCTTGTGGCCAGTCTGTGGATCATTACCGGCAAAGACTTGAACGCGCCAGAACTCTTTGCCGTCTTTCGTTGCGTACTTTTTAATTGATGCCATATTCTTCTCCTATCCGTCACGCTGGCAGGCGGTGTTAGATTGGAGAGTTTTCGCCGAAAATGGTGAAAGGGTGGCGGCCTAAAACTCGGCCAAAATATAAAGGTTTTAGTAATTTGTTACAACATGTTCATCAAAATCGTTGCTCTGCAACCATGATTCAAACGCCTTTCCTTCAAACTGCGGCCAAAACATTCGGCTGTCAGAGTGCGTACGCAAATCTTCAGGACTAGGCAATTCGTAGTTATTCATATCATTATAAAAACAATCAGTGAGCCGACCAGAAAAACAATTGTCAATAAAAAAGACGTATTCCAAAGGAACATAAAAATTGATGCCTCGTTTTGCTATGAGCGTGTCTTCAATTTCTTTCATGTATTTTTGGAAAAGCGTATGCACTAGCTCAGCTCTTAATCTATCACTCATATGATTAACAGTATAGACAAACTCTGAAGAGTTCCAATCTTTGCTATACGTGTTTGCAAGCTTGACCACCCAATACTTCTCACTAACTAATTCTGTAGATAGTTTAGCAGTAACAATGGTTATAGATCCCAAAAATTCACAGATAAAGTTAACAGTTGCATCAAGATTTTTACCGGAAACTATAAGTTTCATTGATAGATTGCGTATTGATCGATCATCGACAAGGATTTTTGATACAGAAACTTGCAACGTTTCTGATACTTTTTCCAACGTTTTCAATTGAACCATTTGGCTATCATTTTTGTACATTCCATACAAAGTCGGTCGACTAATACCTGTTAAATTTGATAATTCATTTATAGTCATATGTTTAGTTTCAAGAATTTCTTTAAGCCTGAACCTAATCACAATATCACCCCCGTTTGTAAGCAATAGTATACACTTTTTAAAAATGTTTGACAGTAAAAGACAAAAGGCATAAGCTATGGTTTGTAAATTATGCCATACAAAAATAAAGCATGGTTTACAAAAGCAAATGCAAAGGAGGCGTCTTTAAATGGAACAGCTAAAGATTTTTATGAACTTGGGACAGTCTTGCGAATATTTGAAAGTAAGTCGGAACACTCTAAATAAATTTATACGGCTTGGTTTAAAAGTTAGCGTTATTAACGGAACTAAGCGAATTCGTCGTGACGATGCTGACGAATTCATGAAGAAACACTTAATTTAGTAACATGCTGGCAGGCGGCAGTTAACTAAGGTTTATCGGATTTTCCCGTTAAACCTACGAAAGTGCACAGAAGTACAAGGAGAAGAAATATATGAAAGTAGTTTATCCATCACTCGTTGAGCAATTCTACGAGGGTTTGAAATCTGAAGGCGTAACAGTTGGTAAGGACGAGGTATATCGCACCATGGTCGAGACCAACTTAATTGACGAAAACGGTGTTCCTACACAATACGCATTGGACAATGGCTTTATCAAGTGTGTGGATAATGAGCCGGAAAGCCTAGCGGAGTTCAAGGAGCTTTATCCGAACCTTCAGAAATACTCAGACGATCATTTTATGAAGACTTATGAAGGCTGGTGCGTTGATACCTTTGTAGCCCGTAGCGAAGCTATGCTTTTATTGAACGATCCGGCTACGTCCGAAACAGACAAACAGAATGCTCGGATCGTCCTTAAATATCTCAAGGAGGATGGTGCCGATGATTAACATTATTGCGTGGCTACTAAGCCACCCGCTCATTGTTCCGGCGCTCTGTATGGCTTTCATGGTCGGTAGCGTGTTTGGAGCGTATCTGCAATTTCGAGAGGATGATGACCATGGCACGAATGGCTAGCACAAGGCTCGGCTTTCAGTGGCATGACTACGTCCAAGCTGATGCAGAATGTGATCGATACTGGGCGTTTAAAAAAGCTGAACGTCGTTCACTAAATGAGGCCACAAAAAAATCGCCAAGAGTGACAGCTCAAGGCGAGAAGAAGACAAGCGAAAAGATACATATCAACTTTTAGCTTGCTTCTATTAGATGTTTTTGTCAAGGAAAATGGAGGCAATTAATATGAAAAATGTTTCAAATACTGTTAATAAGCCATTAGATTTGAGTGATTCGCTGTACGACTTGCGCAAAGCAAAAGGGGCACTATCTGCACTATGCGATGAACTAGATGAGTTCGGTATCTCAGTTTGCCATTTCGATAAAAATCACTCGCAAGACAATGCCACATTGGTAGCTTTAGAGGCTTTACGAGACTTTGATACGTGGGAATGCCTAGTCTTTTGTGCCCGAGATATTATCACCGACCAAATTACCGCTATTGACTCCCCTGAAACTGACGAGGCAGACAAATGATGAAGAAAGATTACTATACAAACGCACAGGCACTTTTAAGCGATACAAGTGCAATGGTGAATATCTTGCGACATCAGATCAACGATGAACAGCAATCAGCACTGGCCGACACAGTCGCTGACATGATCATTGATGCTCGCCGTCTACTTATGGAGGGAGATGCTGTCGATGGTCGACGTGCTTAAAGTAGCGCTTGGATATCAGCAGCATGGCTTTGCAGTATATCCACTTGCGCCCGGAACCAGAACACCACTTAATGGTTCCCACGGATATATTGACGCTACCAAAGACCCAGAACAAGCCAAGAAATGGTGGGGCGAACATCCTAACTACAATATTGGCTTGGGGCTTGATGGCGTGCTGGTATTCGATATCGATATGGGGCATAAAAGCGGGGCTAATGGCAATGAGACGTTGGCTAAATTGAGCGCTGATGGTCGTGCTGATCAAATTCCATCTACCTATATAGAAACAACGCCAAACGGTGGACTCCATATCTTCTTCACCTATCCCAAGGAATTGAAGCTAACCAGTAGATCGGATTTGTTCTCTAAGAATGGCGAGAAAACCGGCCTTGACTATGTTGCGACTGGTGTACCAGTTTTCCCTAGCATTCGCGAGAATGGCATGTATCAACCACTCAAAGGGCACAAGATCACCAAGCTAGCGCCAGCACCTCAGTGGTTACTAGATGAAATCCAACGTGTCAGCCACCCTAACCCAGTGTTTGGTGGTTCAACAGTTTATCGGGGCAAACGATGGACAGGCAAGCTGCTAGATGAAATAGTGAATGGCACTAGTACCGGCAATCGCAATGACTTTCTGACCAAGATTGCTGGCAAAATGTTCTTCACAGGTGCCGAGCCGCAGACAGTTTATAACTTGCTGTTTACAACTAATGATAACTATCTAGATACACCCTTGGCAGAAGCCGAAGTTAATAAGATTTTTAAGTCAGTATTGAAAGCCGAAGAGAGGAGGCGTGCGGTTGGTTAAAGCGATGCCCGAAGATATTAAGCAAGAAGCCAATAAAGTGGTCAACGTTGATTTTACAGGCCAAGAGCAATGGCGAAATGACCTTAAACTTGATGGCAATGGTGGGATTAGAAAGGATTCGGTGGTTAATGTTCAACTGCTACTTGATAATGATCCAGCCTTCGCCAATGTCGTCGCTTGGGACGACTTTTCAGAGATGCTTATCAAGACAAAAGGCGTTAAAGGATTGCCGATTCGTAAAGGTTTCTGGACTGATGAAGATGATGCTGTCGTCCGCTCATATATGGAGCGTAAGCACAATCTCTTGTTTAGCAAGCAGAATGAGCAAGATGCCATGGTTGTTGTTGGCAAGGAACATTCAATTAATCCGGTTAAAGACTGGATCGAAACTGAGCAATGGGACGGTACCCCTAGAGCAGAACGTTACTTCATCGACTATCTAGGTGCCGAGGACAATGAATATACCCGTGCTGTTACTCGTAAATGGTTAGCTGGGGCTGTAAAACGTGTCTATCAGCCCGGTTGCAAGTTTGAACTCGTTCCAATTCTTGAAGGTAAACAAGGACTTGGTAAGAGTACAGCTGCTCGTAACTTGTTCCCGAAAAAGTTCAGCGATTCATTAAAATCAATGGGCAAAACGGACGAAGATTATAAGAAGCTGCAAGGTAACTGGATCATGGAACTCGGTGAACTTTCTGCAATGAAAAAAACTGAGATTGAGTCGGCTAAGAGTTTCATTAGCGCCCAGTCTGATTCATACCGAGGGAGTTATAGCCATTATGTTTATCCACATTTACGCAAGTGTGTGTTCATTGGCAGCACTAATCAACAGGACTACTTGAAAGACGCTACTGGTGAACGCCGTTTCTTCCCTATCAGATGTGGCGTTACAAAGCCCACAAAGGCCGTCTGGCGCAATGAAGAAAGCGTGCCGAAGATTGACCACGATATCCATCAAGTACTGGCAGAGGTCAAAACATGGGTGGATGCAGGTGAGAGTGTCTTTGCTGATGATAAGCTGATGCAACTGGCTAAACCATATCAACAAGAAGCAGAGACCGTTGACCCTATGAAAGAAGCCATTGAAGACTTTCTCAACATGAAAGTACCATCAAATTGGGAAAAGCTGTCATTGAGCCTAAAGGCCAGCTTCTTTCACACTGATATTGACCATAACGGTGATGTGGCCACTTGGTTACAACAGCACTTGGATGCTGGAGAATTACAACCACTGAAACAAACCACGACCAGAGAGATAATGGAAGTGGTGTTCGACAAATCAGTTGACCGTTACCTGATTGGCCGTACAAATTCAGATGCAAAACGTATCAAGCTCATCATGGACAATATGCCCGGTTGGCAAGCGCAACGAATCCGTATAGCCGGAGGGCAACCGCGTGGATACGTTCGACAGTAAACTTCCTATTTTTAACGTGGCACAAGCGGCACACGTGGCACAATACAGTAGTATCAATGCTTACAGCGATTTGATACGTGGCACGGACGTGGCACAAGACGGGGCAGACGTGGCACATATTAATTCTGTGCCACGTGTGTGCCGGGTATGTGCCACGTAGAATTTCAGAATTGGCACAGATAAACCCCGTTATATCAACAATGTTCCGGGTGTGCCACGTGTGCCACGTATAAAACAAACAAGTTTAAAACTACGGAGGCTAAAACAATGCTATATCCAGAAAGTACATGGGCTAGGTTTGAACAAGAATTTCCTATCCCTAAGAAGTATCGCAAATACTACGAATACAAGAATTGGCACATTGAACCTAAGTCACCTGATTTTAGCCCATTTGAACAGGATCATCCGTTCGCGTTTATGCTGATGCCTGAGGACATGCAGAACGCTTTATATCTCTGGACTAAGGGACTAGCCAAGCGAAAGACAATCAATAGCGACTATACCTCATACGGTATCAAGCACCTATTCGCTGACTTACCCAGTGGCTTCTACATCACTAACGGCATGATGAAAGGCGCACTATTGGCAGCCGGATTTGAGATAGCCGACTACGCCGAGCTTAACTGGCATGCCAACATTTCAGGGCGAAGCATCAAAGAGCAGATCAAATTAGCACCTCATATCAGTTAGCAAAGAAATATTATTAATGAAAGCGAAGTGATGGAAATGAGTGTGCCTTTGCGCATTTGCATGCACCCCGGGTGCCGTCGCATGATCCCGTTCAATCAACGCTTTTGCGAGGAGCATAAGCAAGATAAGAACAAGCAAGCGACGAATCAGGAACGCATGCAATATGAAGAGAAGGAATTACGTTTCTACAAGTCAACAACATGGACAAAGCTTTCAAAGTCATTCAGGTTGCGCAATCCAACTTGTGCTAGCTGTTTGAAACGTGGGATTATTCGTCAAGCTGTGCTTGTTGATCATATTGAGCCAATCAAAACAGCTTATGGTTGGCAACACAGGCTTGATGAGAGCAATTTACAAAGCTTGTGCCAGACTTGTCATAACGCCAAGACCGCCCGGGAGGTAGCACAACGCCGGATGAGATCCCCCGACAGATCGACCCCCGCCCCAAAATTTTAGAGCGAAAGAACGGTCGGCCTCTTTTCTTTTCGATGAATACCGAAAATCACAGAACCTATGTATAATCAATGTGTTATAATTATAATAGGTATAAACGAATACAAATTCAGAAAGGACGTTACACATGGGAGCACCCCTAAAATCAGTGACTAACCTAAGTGCACATTTATCCAAAAAACAGTTAGCTGATCGTGTTGCCTCTGAAAAAGCACTATTCACTTACAAAGAATTGCAAGTACAGCCCCCTACATGGCTTGATGACTATGCTGTGACCGAGTGGCACCGTATTGTACCATTGCTCAAAAAAGACATTCCAGTGAGTGAACTAGATGCTGCCATGATTGCCAGTCATTGCCAAGCCTATTCTGACATTCAGAAAGCTGCCGAGCTGATTCAAGAACAAGGCATGATGGTTGAAACTGGAGACAACTTTAAAGCAAACCCAGCAGTTAAAATGAAGCTGGATGCCACAAATCAAATGATGCGCATTGACGATGTATTGGGATTGTCAGTGTATAGTCGGGCGAAACTTGCCTTAAAGAGTGAGACTAAGAAGAAGCCTGACGATCCGTTTGCGGAGCTGGTGTCATCGTGAACTATGCGACTGAATACACCGACAAGGTACTAAGTGGTGAGATTGCTGCCGGTAAAAAAATTAAGCAAGCGGCGAGACGTTATCGCAGAGACTTGAAAGCCAGCAAGCACAAAAAGAATCCATGGCCGTATTACTTTGATGAGGACTTTGCCAACAAAGCCGTTGAGTTTATCGAACTGATGCCGGCACGTGATGGGTCACCACTCAAACTAGAATTATTTCAGAAGTGGTTGATTTCCGAGCTGTTCGGCTGGCGTGATAAGGCAACTGGTAACCGTCGTTATGATCGAGCCTACATCAGCATGGCACGCAAGAATGGTAAGAGCTTCCTAATGGCTGATCTAGGCGCGCTGTATCTCCTCATGGAAAGCAAGCCAGCCATGAACCGAGAGATTGTCTACACAGCCAACAGTAACGCCCAAGCCCACTTAGCCTTTGATATGCTGTCTAGTGGTTTGCGTCAGGTCTCTAAGGTGTCTAAGTCAGTGCGTGATCGTTTGAAGATCAACCGTAACGAAATCATCGACTTGCCGAGCAACAGCCGAGCTGTTCCGCTTGCGTCTGATCTGCATAGCTTAGATGGTTATCAAAGTGACTTGGCCATTATTGATGAGTTCGCCTTAGCTCGTACTGATGAGATTCTACGAACACTAAAATCAGGCCAGATCAACAGCGACAACAGTTTGCTAGCCGTCATCTCGACCACGGGGCCAGACCTGAATGGTCCTATGTATAAAGAATATAAATTTGTCTCCAAAATCTTAACCGGTCGCGAACAAGCAGATCGGTATTTTATTGCCATTTTTGAACAGGATAGCAAGGATGAAGCCTTTGCACCAGATACTTGGGAGAAGTCGAATCCGCTACTGGCTAATGCTGAAAGAGCTAAGACGATGCGGCCTAGCTTGCAAGCTGATGTTGATCTAGCATCCAAGCAAGGAACCCTAAGGCCAGTTCTCGTCAAGAACTTTAACACTTGGCAATCAGCCAGAGCAGACAGTTACATCAGTCTTGACGACTGGGAGAAAGCCACTATCGAGCCACCAGACACCAGAGACAAGGACGTGTATATCGGGCTTGACCTTTCCAAGTCTAGCGACCTTACCAGTATCTCGTGGTTAGTTCCGGAAGATGGCTACCTGTATGCCGACAGCCACTCATTCGTGGGTACTAAGTATGGACTGGAAGAAAAGATCAAGCGTGACGGGTTCGATTACATCAGCGGTGCTAGTCGTGGCGAATGTAGCATTACCAAACTTGATAGCGGCATGATCGACTATGACGAGGTGCTACGCTTCATTCTCGACTTGATCGAACGGAACCAGTGGAACGTGCGTGCCATCTGTTATGATCCCTTTGCCATGGGCTACCTGATTCCAGAATTTGAAAAACGCGATTTGCCACTGCTTGAGGTGCGACAAGGTGTTAGAACACTTTCAATACCGACAACTCGTTTTCGTGATGATCTCTTCAATGGCCATTTAAAGCACCCTGATAATCAGTTACTGGCCTATGCGGTGAACAACGCAATTCTGAAATATGACGCTAACAACAACCCAATGATCGATAAGGCTCGCAACGCTACGAAGATTGACCCCGTAGCCGCACTGATGAATGCTTACACAATTGCAATGGATCAAAGCAAGGAAAGCGAGGTGGCAGATAATGACTTTTATTCGAGCGATGACTTTAGTTTTTAATGTTCAGACCGTGCTATTAATACTGGGGCTAATCTGTATGGTTATCGGTATCTGGTGGCTGTTCGGGTTTGGCGTTGGCATGATAGCAGTCGGCACGTCCCTGATCTCCATCGCAGTCATCATCAACTTCAACAAAGGGAGGTGAAAAAATGAGCTTTTTCACGAATAGCGCGACACAACCACGCGATGACAACAGTGACCCGTTCTTAGATGCGCTTGTCAGCATGACCAGCAACGACAGTGGCCTATATGTGGGGATTGGTGCTTTACGTAATTCGGATGTGTTTACGGCGGTGCGCGTGATTGCCAGTGATCTTGCAACAAACCCGATTGAGTACAGTGACAAGCGTATCAGCGTGCTCCTTAACAAGGCACCCAATGACCACATGACCGCGTGGGCGTTCAAGTTTGCCCTAGCTGCTAACATGTTGCTGAATGGTAACAGCTTTGCACGGGTTACTAAGAACCCTAGCGGACAGGTCACTGGCTTCGAGTTAGTCCCCAACAGTCAAATGGTGGTTAAACAAGATAATACGACCGGCATTATCAGCTACGAATACACGCCTGACAGCGGCCGCTCACAGCGTTTAAATGCCAGCGAGGTATTACACTTCAAGTGCTTCACACAAGACGGTTACAAAGGAATATCGCCACTTTATAGCCTTCATGATGAGGTCGGGGTACAAAAGTCTGGGCATGCGTTGCTGAAAGGTTTCTTTAACTCCGGTGTCCAAGGGACAGGCATTCTTAAGGTCAACAAGACCCAGCTAGACACCAAGGCAAAAGAAAACATCCGGAATAAATTTGAAGCTGCCAACAGTGGTGATAATGCCCTCAAGACCATCATTCTAGACAATGATATGGATTACAAGCAACTCGAAGTTAATACTGACGTGCTGAATCTAGTCAATTCTAGCGATTGGACAACGAAACAGATTGCCAAAGCGTTCGGGTTGCCACTGGATCGGCTGGGTATCGAAAGCGAGCACTCTAATGCCGTACAGTCTAACGTGATGTACTTGCAGAACACTCTGATTCAGTATTTTACCTGCTTCACGAGTGAGATGGATGCTAAACTTTCGACTGGCGATAATCGATTCAGTTTCAACACTGACAAGCTGTTCAGTGCCGACCCAGCCACGATGCAAGAACTAGCAGTTAAGGGGCTGCAAGGCGGTGTTCTGACCACTAATGAAGCACGAGCCAAGTTAAACTTGCCACCAATTACCGGCGGAGATGAAATTATGGCCAGTCTGAACTACACGCCACTAAGCAACCTGACAAACTATCAAAACACAAGACAAAGGAGTGATCCAGAAAATGAATCAAGATGACGTAGAAAAACGTCTGAATCCTAACGCTGGTCTAACTGCCAAAGCAGACGACAGCCAAGACCAAGACGATCCAGACACAAAGAAACAGGACGACACCACTAACGGTCAAAAGAAACTAAGTGGTTATGCAGTAGTTTTCAATAGCCCAAGTAAAGACCTCGGTGGCTTTAAAGAAGTCGTTGATCCGCACGCATTCGACCACGTGGACTTATCAGACGTCTATATGGTTTCAAACCATGATTTTAGCCAAGTCTTAGCCAGCACCAAGGCCGGAACCTTGACCTTAAACGTGGATAATAAAGGCTTGCAGTTTGAAGCAACTTTGCCCGATACGACCACAGCCAGTGATGCTTATAACAACGTCCAAGCTGGTAATCTATCAGCCATGAGTTTTACTTTCAATGCTGCGCCAGACGGTGACACGTTCACTAAAGACGACAGCGGACAAGTCATTCGTACCATCAAGCAAGTAAAGAGCTTGTTTGACGTCTCACTGGTGGCTATTCCAGCGTATGACGATACCAACGTCCAAGTGGACAAACGCAGCTACACCGAGTGGTTGAAAGACCATGTAGAAGATCCAGAACAGCAACTACCACCAACCGAAAAACGAAAGGGAGTCAATCACATGACCGAAAAAACAATTATCGACAACAAAGAACATACCGAATCTCGCGCTTACGAAGACTACATCCGCAGCATGGGTGAACAACGTGACGGCTTAACGACAACCACCGCTGGTGCAGTCGTTCCTAAAGAAGTTATCAATGACGTATTCGATCTAAAAGAATCTGACTACGATCTGGCTAAATACGTCACTGTTAAGCAGGTCGGTACCCCAGTCGGCACCTATCCGATTGCCCTCACTAACAATGGTGTCTTAGCCACAAAGGCAGAACTCGCAGACATTCCAGAGATCGATTCAAACCTATTCCGTGGTGTTGACTACAAGGTCGCTACCCGTGCTGGCAAGATCTATCTGTCTAATGAACTGGTAGAAGATAGTGAAGTTGATATTGTTTCCGAGGTTAAGAATCAACTCAAGAAGTTGGTACAAAACACGGACAACAGTAACATTATCAGTGTTCTGACTGGCAAGTCCACTAGTGGTGACAACTTCAAGCACCTCACTGGTACTGGTCTCGATGACCTCAAGAAAACCTTCAATATTGAGCTAGACCCAGCATTGTCCTTGTCTGTTATCGTCAATCAGGACGCTTTCAACTACCTTGATACCTTGAAAGACAGCGAAGGCCGTTACTTGTTACAACCGTCCATCACGGCACCATCAGGCAAGCAACTATTTGGGGCGCCGGTGATCGTGGTTGCTAACAAAGTATTGCCGACTGATAAGGTGGGCACCTATCGGATCATCATTGGGGACTTTTCTCAGGCAATTTTCTTAGCCCAGAAGAATGAGGTTAATACCCAATGGGAGCGATTCGATAGCTATAGTCAGGGCTTGGCGGTTGTCATCCGCAACGACTATGAAGTGATCGATCCAGACGCTGCCCGAATTGTTGACATTACACCGGTAGCAGCCACGCCAAAAGCATAATTTAGTAGGGGTGTGCCTTAGGGTACGCCCCTATTTTTATAAGGAGATGAGCACATGAGTGTTACCACAGAAGATTTAAAGAAAGCACTGCGCATTAGTCACAGCGAAGATGATGCTATGTTGTCAGCCTACTTGTTGACGGCAAAGCAGTTCGTGATTAGCGCGGTTGACCAGACCCTTACGGATGAAAACTTTGGAGATGATCCTCGTTTTGACTTTGCTGTCTCGTTGTTAGCACAACACTGGTATATTAACCGTGGTGTCGATGGGGCAACGTATGTACCAGATAGCGTTGTGAGCATGATTCAGCAATTGCGAGGTGTTGACTATGCCACTGGTAAATAGCATCAGCCAACTGAATGAACTCATTACTTTAGTGAGCTACACGATGGGTAATGTAAATGGGGTTCCTGTGAGCAACGTCAGGAAAGAGCACTTCACGACATGGGCACTTGTGTTAAGCCAATATTTAAGCGAAGTGAGGGCGTCAGTTGGGACGAAGCTCGAAGATACGGTGACCTTTGTTGTTCGGTATGATCAGCCAGAAACTATCCTTAACTCATGGCGCATTGAATGGCAGGGAAAGCAGTACGACATTGTGAAACTGACACCGGACACAGCCAAAAAACAATGGACAACAATCATAGGAAAACCAGTTGCCAATAAATAAGTATTAACTTATAATTAGGATAGTCCTAGGCGATAAGCGGGCAGAACCGTTTTAACCGACGCACGGCATAGCTAACCGGTGGCGCATTTTATAGACCAAGTCAGATTGATTTCTCGTAGCAAGTGAAGAGCATTCCTCAACCCTCGCTGATACGATAGTCATAGTTTTCCTTGACTTGTTTCATTGCTTCTCATCTAAAGTAGCAATATCATTGGGCGAAACGGGCAGAGATGCCCGTTTTTTTGTGCTGACAGACGCATTCTGGTGCAAGCTGAACAAGTGTACCTTGAGGTACGATCATTCTGGGCAATATAAATGGGAGTCGCAAATCACGACCCCCTCTGGTATTTAATGCCTGCTTCGATAATATCGAATCGGCTAACAGAGCCCGAATTTCGAGCCTTGTTGACCAGGTATCAAACTGATACTTACTTATTCGAACGAGGTTATAAATACTTACCCGGTTAGGTAATCCGGAAATTCGGGATTGGCTCAACAAAGTCCGAAATTCGGGCGTTCAAGAACTAGCCAACAAATTGTGGGTTAGTTGGGAAAAGGCAAGTCAAAAATATTGACCTGCTTATGGGAACCAAGTGACAAATATTCACCTAGTCAATAAATACTAAAATAGCCACCCCATAATGAAGTGGCTCTTAACTGTGTTAGTCATGTAGCTTTTCTTGTAGTTTATCTCCAGCATTATCAATGCCCTTAGCTGCGAAGACTGTACCTGCAACTAAAACACCGCCAACGATGAGAGTACTAGCAACCATAAACTTAAATGCAGCTTTTAAAGCGTCCATAAAGATGTCCCCCTA